AATAGACAAGGCCGTGCGGGGCCGCATCCTCGCGCGGCCTTGTTTGTCGGGTAGGGAAGGAGGAGTGAGGGCATGAATCTCTTTCCAGGCGAAGCATGGCGGAGGAAGACGGGCATTCAGCCGCCGTTTGAGCCTGTCGAGTTGGACAAGATGCGACGGGCCGAGAAATGGCTCCTTGAGAGTCCTGGCCGTGCGAAGGCTTCGGCGGGGCGGGTCAAGACCATCTTGGGGGAGACGCAGGCGGGAGAGGCGTCGTGGACGGCGGAGAAGCGTGAACGTCGGATTCGGGAGACGCCGTACCACGAGTTTATGGCGCCGGGTCCAGAGCGGGACGCGGCGGCGGCCAGGGGCGGTTGGGCGGGTCGTGGGGCGTCGGCTCGTGCGGGTGAGGTGCGGCGTGCCGCGGCGAGTGTGGGGCGGGACGTGGACAAGACGCACACGGGGGAGATTGAGCGGTTTGTTGGTGTGACCGAGAAGGGGGTGACGGAGGAGGACCGGCGGGTACGGGCGGAGCGTGTGGCACGGGGTCGGGCGTTCTTGCTGGGCGGGACACAGGGGCAGAGGCAGTTGGCGGCGGGGAAGCCGGTGACGGGGAAGGTGAGACCTAAGCGGAGGCGGGCATGACGAAGCCGGAGAAGGCCGAACTGGACGGCGAGGCATTGCTGGACATTCACATCGAGGGTCCGCACGAGGTCCGGACGTTTGAGGACGGCTCGGGTGCCCTGGTGCGGCGTCTGGACCCGGTAGCGGGCGGCGAATGCATCTGGGCGGGGCAAGGCGTGTTTCAGCCGCTCAACGGCATGAATCAGCCATCGGCCCCGCCGTTGACGTTCTGGTTCCGCATTACGGGCGTGGCGAACGCCGCCGACGCTTTTGCGAAGATGCGGGACCACCTGGAAGCCGCCGGCCCCGTGTTTGCCAAGCGGTTGCAGGAGAGCGTGCGGAAGGCCCAGCGGCAGATTGTGGCCCCGCAGTCGCGGTTCCGTCTGCACGGTGGCGGTAACGGAGACAGGCTGAGGATGCAATGACCGAACTCGGTCCATCCGACGTGGCCGAAATGAACCCGGCGTACTGGGCGCTGATGAACAAGATCCGCGTCCTCTCCGGCCCGTTCACCTTCAAGGACCACGAGTATCAGGTCGAACCGATGCAGAGCATGGCCCGGCGGGTGTGTTACATGAAAGCCACGCAGGGCGGCTTCACCGAAATCGAGGTCCTGCGAACGCTGCACGGCCTGATCCACGTGCGGTATCCACAGGGCGTCCTCTACCTGTTCCCGACGGCGGACGACGTGGGCGAGTTCTCCAAGTCGCGGTTCGGACCCCTCATCGCCGAGAACCGCAACAGCATCGGCCAGTACGTCAAATCGGGCGGCAAGGGCACGGACACGACCAGTCTCAAACAGGTTCACGGCGCCTTTCTGTTCATACGCGGGGCGAGGTTGTCGCAGTCGATTGAAGGCGGCGGCGGAGCCGACAAGGAATCCGCGAAACTCCGGTCCGTCCCCGTGGACCGGGTGGTGTTCGACGAGTTGGACCTGATGGACGAGGACGCCATCGCCAAGGCGCGGGGCCGGATGGGGCATTCCCAGATTCAGGAAGAGTGTTACATCTCGAACCCGACGCTTCCCGGCCGGGGCATCGACAAGATGTTCGCCCAGTCCGACCAGCGGCATTGGCACCGGCGGTGTGGGTGCGGGACGTGGATGTGCGCGGAAGAATCCTTCCCGGACTGTGTGAAGACGGGGGACGACGGCCGGGGGTACATCGCGTGTCCGAAGTGCGGCAAACCCGTGCCCATCTACGCGGGCAAGGGGACGGGGGAATGGGTGGCGAAACAGCCCGAGATCAAGGACTTCCCCGGCTACCGTTGGAGCCAGTTGACGAGCGTGTTCAACGACCCGGCGGAGATTCTGAAGGAGTTCAACGACCCGCAGAACCCGAACCTCGCCGACACGTACCGGCTGCGGCTGGGGTTGCCGTACGTTCCGAAAGAGGACCAGTTGACGGAGGCCCAGGTCTACGATTGCTGCGGCAAGGACCTGATGGTCCAGCGACACCGGGGACCCTGCGGCATGGGCGTGGACATCGGGAAGACCTATTTTCACGTCGTCATCGGCGTCCGGGCAGCGGCCGACAGGTTCGACGTGCTGCGGCTGGCGCGGGTTCCGTCGGCGATGGGGTGGGAGACGTTGCACGACCTGGCCAAGTTGTTCAACGTCAAGTCGACGGTGGTGGACATCCGGCCTTACGAAGACAGCGCCCGCCGGTTTCAGCGTTCCGAACCACACCGCGTGTTGCTGTGCGAGTACAGCGAGAACGCGCTGATGGACAACCGGGTGGACGACGCTACGGGCATCGTGAAGTCTTTCCGAACGGGCTTGTGCGACACGACGCACCGGCTGGTGGTCGAGAAGCGGCTGGGGTTGCCCCGGCAGTGCGACGAAGTGAGGACCTTCGCCAAACAGGTCACGGCGATGGCGAAGATTCTGGAGAAGGACAAGCGGACGGGCACCGCGACGTACCGCTACACGAGTGCGGGGCCGGACCATTACCGGCACGCTTTGGGGTATCTCTGGCTGGCGGCCCGGCGGCTTCCTATCGCGAGCGCATCGGGGCAATACGGAAAACGGAAGCCCAAGACGGAGTACGCGATTATCTGAGGTCGAAGAGATGGGCGACAACAGACAGGTCAGCGCCATCAAGGACTACATCGTCAAGGCGCACAAGGCGGGCGCGTGCGGCAAGTACGGCGAGCATGTGCCGCAAGAGCAGATGGGTCGTGTCGGCAAAGGATCGACCTACATCGGGACGATGACGCCGACGGAACGGCGACGCTACAGGCGCGAATACCGGCGCATCTTTGGGCACGATTAGGAATCCAACGATGGAAACGGCGAGCCCGAACGCGACCACAAAGTCGATTATCGACCTGTGGGAACGCGAACTGATGGCGCAGCAACCGCACCGGCAACTGTGGCAGCAGGTGGCCGACCGTATCCTGCAGCGTTTCAACCGGATTACAAACCAGCGGTCGCCCGGCGAAGACACGAGTTTGTCGGTCTACGACGACACGGCGAAGGAGTGTTTGCGCGAAATGGCCGCCGGTCTTTCAAGTTCGACGATTCAGACGGGCCAGCACTTCTACGAAATCCGCCTCCGCAACACGCAGTTGGCCGAAACCGACGTGGCGGACAGGGCCATCTGGAAACTCGTCGAGGACGCCCACGTCGAACTCTACACGAGCAATTTCGTGTCGCGGTACAACCAGATGCTCGCTCCTTACGGCGGGTTCGGCCAGGGCTGCCTGTATTGCGAGTTTTCCAAAACGTCGCTCAAGTTGACCTTCAAGAACATCGACATTGCCAACTACGTATTCCTGGAAAACTGCGACGGCGAGATCGACACGGTGCTGGTGTTGTCTGAGCAGACGGCCCGGCAGGCCATTCAGAACTACGGCGAGGAGGCGTTGCCGAGAGACATTCTGGCGGCGTCGGAGCACGCAGACAGGTCGGGCGAGAAGTTCAAGTTCATCCAGAGTGTCCGGCCGCGCAAGGACCGGAACACGAACAAGGAGAGTTGGCGGCACATGCCCTTCGAGTCGCTTCACGTCGCCGTGGAAGCGCAGCAGGTGGTTCGCGAAGGCGGATACCGGCAGATGCCGTATCTGATTTTCCGATGGATCGTCGCGTCCGGGGAGAAGTACGGTCGCGGGCAGGGCACGGAATATCTGGCGCGCATCAAGGTCCTGGACCGGATGGTGAAGGATTACGTGGACATTGCGAACCGATGGGCGCACCCGCCTTACGAGAAACGTCAGGATTTCGAGGGGGAAGTGGACCTGCGGCCGGACGGCGAAAACGTGGTCCTGGAAACGGGCATGATTCAGGCCGTTGACCAGAGGATGCTCGGCAACGTGCCCATCAGCGAACGCACCATCGAACTCTACACTGAGAAAATCGAGAAGGCGTTTTTCGTGGACGTGTTTCGCAGCCTGTCGCAGTTGACCGGCAACCAGCGCATGACCAACCTGGAGGTCTCCGAACGGCTGCGCGAAGGCATGAAGCGCATCTCGCCGATGGCGTCCCAGTTGTACGAAGACATGAACCGGCTCATCGAGCGGGTTACGGACCTGTTGCTTCAACACGGTCGCGTGGTGCTGCCGCCGGAACTGGAGGGGGCCGAATGGTCTATTGAGTATCTGGGCGCCTTGGCGTTGGCGCTCAGGGACAAGGAAGCCGCCGGGTTCATGCGATTCAGCGAGTTTGTTATGAACATCGCGAAGGTCAGCCCCGAGTCGCTGGACACCATCAACTTCGACGAAGCGGTGCCCGACATGGCCAAGTTCCTTGGCGTCAAGAGCACGCACATCTCGACGCAGGAACGGATTGATGCGCTTCGGGCGGCCCGCCGGGAAGCGGAGCAGGCGCAACAGGAAATGGAGATGGCCCAAGCAGCCCTCGGCAGTTACGGGCCGACCGCGAAGGCGGCGGAAGAGGGCAGCCCGGCCGGGGAACTGATGGCGGCGGCGAAAGGGGCGTAGGCAATGCCTCTGACCAAAAAAGGCGCAAAGATTTACGCGGCGATGGCGGCCCAGTACGGCAAGAAAAAGGGCAAGCGCGTCTTCTACGCCTCGGCCAACAAGGGAACCATCAAGGGCGTCCACAAGGGGAAGAAGTGACCGACGACGAACGGGCAATCCTGGTGGATTACGCTGACCTGTTCGCAACGGCTCTTGGACAGCGCGTACTTGAGGACATGAAACGGCGCGCGGGGTTTTACGGAACCAAGGTGAAAAAGGGGATGCCGATAGAGCCGACTCGGTTGATCTGGAACGAGGCGCAGCGGGCCTTCGTTCTCGAAGTTGTGAACCGCGCGGCTTACGACTTTTCACAAGAACCAGTGGAAGACGAGGAGAACACAAATGGCTGATGAGACTGGGGAGCCGAATCCGGCGGCAGAGCCGGACAGTTCGGTCCAGGACGAACCGCAATCGTTCATCCAGCCGGACGGAACGCTCAAGGAAGGATGGATGGATGCCTTTGTGCCGGAGGACCTGCGGCACCTGGGCGACTACAAACCCATTACCACCGTGGCACAGTTGGCAAAAGAGTTCGGCCATGCCAAGACGCTCATCGGGCGGCAGGGCAAAGGCATCATGCCGCTGACGGAAGATGCGACGCAGACCGAACGGGACGCCTACTACGAGGCGTTGGGGCGGCCCCCGACGCCGGACGAGTACACCATCACCCCACCGAAAGACATGGAGGACGTGTTTGACGCGGTGGCCCTCAAAGACACCCTGCCGGTTTTGCACGGTCTTGGGTTGACGCAGAAACAGGTGCAGGGTGTGGTGAACCTCGACGCCGAACGGGTCAAGGAGGCGATGGCCAAGAACGAGGCCGCAGTAAAGACGGCGTATGAGGAAGGTCTGAAAACGCTGAAGACGGAATGGGGCGATGCCTTCAAGCAGAAGATGCACCAGGCCAAGTCCGTCATCGCGCAGAGTGTTCCTGCCGAGAAGGAAGCGGAGTTGCTCGAACGGTGGGGGAACGACCTGGACCTCGTGCGTGCCTTGTCAACGATGGGTGAACTGCTCTTGGAAGACACGATGGCGGACGCCGGCGGCGCGGGCACGCGGCCGATGACGCCGGATGAACTCGAAAACAAGGCCAAGGAACTCATGCAAACGCCCGGCTATATCGAAGGGCGGTTGCCGGAGGCGAAACAGGAACGGTTGCGCAAGGAGATTCACGCCCTGTACGAGCAAGCGGGTGTTGCGCGCGCAGAGGCGTAGGGAACTAACAAGCCGTGGGTATCCCCATCGGGGTCCACGCGGGAAGCCTGGAAGAAGGCCGCCGATACGGGCGTAAAACGTAAGTGCCGGTCTCCTGTTCGGAGGCAGCCGTGCGCGACCTGATGCGTATGGTTGTCAACCTGAACAAGTGCGAAAGGAGACCGAGCAATGCCTTACACAGGCGACCAGTTGTACGGGAAGGAGTTCGAGCCGCACATTGAACTCCTGGCCCAGCAGAAGACCTCATTGCTGCGCAGTCGCGTGGCTTTCAAGCGCGTCGCACACGCTGAGGAAGCGTATTTCCACCAGATTCAAGCCCTCGATGCGCCCACCGCGAACGCCGACCGCCACGGGGACACGCCGTCGCGCGAGGCCGTTCTGCTTCGGCGTCAGGTCGTTCCGTTGCCTTTCGAGGACGGCTACCTGATCGACAAGCCGGACACCGACCGGATGGTCGTGTCGCCCCAAAACGTCATCGTCCAGTCGCTCGGCAGTTCGTTCGGGCGATGGATCGACGACCTTCTCATCACCGCCGCGTTCGCCGATGCGAAAACCGGCAAGGCGGGCGGAACGACCGTGGCGTTCAAGGACGAGTCCATCAGCATTGACGGCACGACCGGCGGCGTCCTCACCACGCTGGGTACGCTGGCCGTCGTTTCCACGCCCGTCACGATGGAACTGGCGAAGATTCTGGCGATGGCGGAGATTTACGACAACGCCAACGTGCCGGAAACCGACCGCAAGTATTGGGCCATCCAACCCAAGGACAAGCGGTCCATGATGGACATCACAGAGATTACCAGCAGCGACTTCACGACCAAGCGCCTGGACACGGGAGTTGTCGGCCACTTCGCCGGATTCGACTTCATCGTGACCACGCGCTTGCCCAAAGACGCGGCCACTTCCACGGCAAAGCGCACCCTCTCGTGGAGCGAAGGCGGCCTGGGCCTGGCGTTCATTCAGGACCTGAGCATCAGCGTGGACCGTCGGGCCGACAAGAAAAACGCAACGGGCGTCTACGCCACCATCGACGGCGGCGCGGTCCGGGTCGAAGGTTCCAAGGTCCACGAGTGCCTGACCGTCGTGTAAGGCCAAACAAGAACGGGGCAATCCCGTAAGAAAGGAGTCACTTATGTTGTACTCAAACGTACCGATTGTGGGGGGTGGCGCAACCCCGAAAGATTACAGCCGGACCACCGAACTCGGCCTCCACGCGACCGAGTTGACCCAGCGGTCTGCCGTAGGCCGCCGGGCGATCACGGATGACGGCCGCGTGTTCCGCCACTGTAGGGCGACGACCGGCGGCGTGGACGGATACCACGGGTGCATGTCGCTGGCCGACGACGTGATCGGGGAGGTCATCACTGTCACCTCCCCGTCGGCTGCTGCTTCCATCGGCGGTCTGTCAACCTACATCACCGAGACGGGATTTGTCGAAGACGACCCGGCCCTGGTGGGCGGGTACATCTTCATCTACGACGCCAGCGGGGGTGGCCAGTTCCGCCGCATCGTTCACAACGATGCGTCCCTCACGAGCAAGACGAAAATCTACGTTGACGAGCCGTGGGACCAGGCCATCGCAGGGACGGAATACTGCGAGATATTCGAGAACCCCTGGAGCCTCTGCACCAAGACGGCTACCGGGAAGGCGTGCATCATCGCCGTCCCGGCCTGCACAGCGGCCGCCAGTTACTACTTCTGGGGCCAGACGTGGGGACCGTGCGTCGTGTCACCGGGCGAGACGATTGTACCGTCAGGCGACATCAGGCAAGTCGTGTTCGGATCGAACGGCGCGATCTTCCTGGAAACGACCCATTCGGATTACCAGACGGCGGGCTTCGTGATGAACTACAACAGCGACAACGGCCCGCTGCTCATGCTGCAAATCTCAATCTAGGACAACCCGACGTGGGGGTGGGCCAACGGGTCTGCTCCTACACGAAAGGAGAACATGATGCCAGACGACAAGAAGAAAACGCCTGAGCCTTACGACTACGTGGCGACGCGGCTCAAGCGTCTCGCGGAGAAGAAGGCAAAGGACAAGAAACCCGACAAGTAGTTTCTTCGGCTGGGGCAGCGGGGTCCATCCTCGCCCCGCTGCCCCAAGGGGTTGCGCAATGCACGGCGAACTCGTTCCGGAAGGGACAAGTGACAGCGACATGCGCGACGAGGTGAACCGGCGCACGCACCGTGCCGGGTACACCGACCGTGACGGGCAACCGATGGTGCGCCGGGAAATCGTCTCGCGGAACTCGCCCGCGTACCGCGCGAACTTCCAGCGCGCGTTCGGACATGAGTAGGAGACTGGACCATGAAGCGAGCGGTGCTGCTGGCCGTGGCCGTTGTGCTTACGGTGACGTATCTGGCGCTTGCGGGACTTGGTGACGACCATGCCCCGCACAACATGACAGCGAACGA